GTGTACGAGATCGGCGATCTGATCAAACAGGTCCGCGCTAACGATCCCGCACAGGCCGATGAGCTGCTGGAGTTAACCCGAAACGGTATCGCGCCCGCCAACGTGCGGCTGCTGGCCCGGATCGCGGCCGCCGAAGGAGCAGACCAAGTGACGGAACCGGCTCGCCGGGACGCACCTGCCCAACAGACGCCCGAGGCCGATGACGTCCGGAATCCGTCCGCACCGAAGGATAAAACGGATGATCTTAAATCGCCGGATGACCTGGTGCTGGAACCGGGTGCGAAATACCGCGACCCGGACGAATGGGGCAGCAAGCTCGGCGAGACGGCGGATGACATCGGCGGCGCCGCTGCCGACGTTGCCAGATCGGCATGGACCAACGCCACCGGCAGCCCGCAGGAGGTGAAGGACAACCTGTCCAATCTCTCGAAGGAATACCGGGCCAAGGGCTACACCAAGGCCGCCGACAACCTGGATCACTTCCTCAACGGCAAGGGCGCGGCGAAGACGGTCCCGCGCGACGAAGCGCGCAAGGATCCGTTTATCGCCGATGCGGAAACCGAAAACCGCAACAGGTTCGAGACAAAGACATTCCTTGGCAAAACTGACGAGAACGACGATGTCAACGATGGTCTACGAAACCTCAAGGATGGAGAAACCATAGAGTTGAAAGACGACTGGAGCGTCAATAAAGGAGACACGATGGCGGTTATTGACGGTCTCACGGACGGCAAGGCAGGACGGGACGACTTCCTCGCCGAAGGCGCGCGTAAATTCGCGTCGAACGCCAAATTCACGGCGAAACGGCAGGGCAATAAAATCCACATTCGCGGCACGGCCAAGCACGACGGTACGGAGAATTACGACTTCGAAGGCGGTCTTGGCGCGTTGATGGGGGCGAAGGGATTAGCCGATGCCCGACCGGGAAGAATTCCCGGCGCATGGGCGATTGCCGGCGGCTCTCTGAAAAAAACTCTGATAAATTGAAATTTTTCTGTTGACTCTCGCATAAGGATTCAATTAAAGTGCATGCAAGTCACGGGGGACAAGTGTGTCCGCATCCCGTGATTTTTCGTTTCAGGCCCCGAACAGGGGTTTCTCTAAAACAATGATTTTTTCACGAGGGCGTCCATCCGGGCGCCCTTTTTTGTGTCTGACCCTTGGATAAGGAGATTGAACATGGGTGGATTTTTTTCCGCACCGTCGGCACCGCCGTTGCCGCCGCCGCCACCGGCGCCGGACCCGGCTGAGGACGAACGCAAACGCCGGCTCGAGGCCATCGAGCGGCGCCGCCGCGGCCGTACCGGCACCATCGCCACGTCGGAGCGTGGCGTCCTTGAACAAGAGACCGCGACCGCCCCGGCGGCGAATGGCGGGCTCAAAGACAAGCTTGGAGACTGATGATGAGCGACAAGGAAACGGCCTTCGATCCGGAAAAGCTGATCCAGCGCTATACACGCGCCAAGGAACGGCGCGCGCCCTGGGAAGGGCACTGGCGAGAGTGCTACGAGTTCGCGCTGCCGCAACGCGACGCCGCGATCGACGGCGCCTCGCCCGGTGCCAAGAAGGGCACGCGACTTTACGATGCGACGGCAACCGATGCCGTCGACCAGCTTGCCGCCAGCCTGCTCTCGGAACTGACGCCGCCGTGGGGCCGCTGGTTCGATTTCAAGCCGGGCCGCGAAGCGCCCGAAGAATCGCACGATGCCATGGCCGAACTGCTGGGCCATTCGGCGGCGGTGCTGCAGGGACAGTTCGACCGTTCGAACTTCGCCGTCGAGATGCATCAGTGCTATCTCGATCTGGTGACGGCGGGTACCGCGTGCCTGATGTTCGAGGAAGCGCCGATCGGCGAAACGTCGGCTTTCCGTTTCACCGCCGTACCGCTCGCCGAGGTGGTGTTCGAGGAAAGCCTGTCGGGCCGTCTCGACGCGACCTTCCGGCGCAGCGAGCTGACGGTGACGCAGTTCCGCGAACGCTATCCGGATGCGCGGCTTGGTGAGAACGAAGCCGAGGACGCCGATGGGAATTCGAGGATCGCCGTAATCGAGGCGGTGTATCCGGCAAAGCGGGGCTATGACTACGTCTGCGTCCGTGAAGCCGGCGAGGGTGCGGGCAGCGAGGCACAGGTGCTGCGCTCAGGCACATTCCGCTCGTCGCCGTTCATCAACTTCCGCTGGGTCAAGGCGCCCGGCGAGATTTACGGCCGCTCGCCGGTGATGAAGGCGCTGCCGGACATCAAGACCGCCAACAAGGTGGTCGAGCTGATCCTGAAAAACGCATCGATTGCCGTCACCGGCATCTGGCAGGCCGACGACGACGGGGTGCTGAACCCTGCGACGATCAAGCTGGAACCTGGGACCATTATTCCGAAGGCGGTCGGATCGGCGGGTCTGACGCCGCTGAAACCGGCCAACGACATGACTCTGTCGACCGACGTGCTGGAACAGATGCGAAGCCGAATCCGCCACGCGCTGATGGTCGACATGCTGGGCCAGCCCGACAAGCCGGACATGACCGCGACCGAGGTCGTGGAACGGTCCCTGGAAATGGCGCGGCTGCTGGGCGCGACCTACGGGCGGCTGCAATCGGAAATGTTGATGCCGCTGGCGCATCGCGCCGTCGCCATCCTGCAACGGCGGGGCGAGATCACGCGCTTCGAAATCGACGGCCGGGTTGTGGAGATGATCTACACCTCGCCGCTCGCCAACCATCGCCGCCAGCGCGATGCCGGCCTGGTCCGCGAATGGATCACCGCCGTCAATGCACTCGGGCCGGAAGCGATGCGGCTGATGGACCCGATCAAGACGTCCCGGTATCTGGCCGCCGCCTACGGTGTGCCGGCGGACATCCTGCGGAGCGAAGACGAGATGGCCAGCCTGCCGGGCAGCGGCGCCGAAGACCTGCCGAAGATGCCGGGTCTCGGCGGCGGCGATCTGCTGGGCGCCATCGGTGACCTGCTCGGCGGTCATGTGCCGGACGGTGACGCGGATGCCGATACCGCGACGGGGCCGCTGGGCACCACAGAACCGGAGATGGCCGATGTCGGGTAATCCGTCGCCTGTGGCGGACGGGCTCTCCGCCGATCCCAGACCGGGCGCGGCGGAACTGGCATTGATCGCCGCCCGCTGTTTTCAGGGCGGCGACGGGCGTCGGCTGCTGGCCTATCTGCGCGCAATCACGCAGGAGCGCGCGCTCGGGCCGGACAGCACCGATGCACAGCTTCGTCATCTCGAAGGGCAGCGCCAGCTCGTCCATCACATCCAGGTGCTTATCGAACGTGGCCGAAACGGACCCACGTCCGGGGCATTTTCAACTTCCGAAACAGATCAATAGGAGACGACCATGAATCAGATTATCGACGACAGCCATCAGCCCGATGTCCGGGCCGAAACCGCACCGCCGGCACTGCCGGCCGAACCCACTGCCAAACGCCTGCGTCCGAAGGGCCTGCCCGACAAGTTCTGGGACGAGGAAAAGGGCGAGGTCCGCACCGGTTCGCTGTGGCGGTCCTACCAGGCGCTGGAACAGCGATTTTCGCGCGGCACCGGGAACGTGCCCGAAAGCCATGCCGATTACTGCATCGACTGCGGCGACAAACAGAGCGATCCCGAGGTCGACCGCATTCTGCATCAGGCCGGTTTTACCAACGAGCAGGCGCAGCTGGTCTATGACCTGGCCCGTAAGTACGTGGAGCCGCACCTGCAGGACGCCAGAAAGGGGGCCGAGACCGCCGGGGTTCAGGGCCGGCTCGAGGAATATTTCGGCGGCAAGGAACGCTGGAACACGGTGTCGCGGCAATTGGGTGACTGGGCCAGGGCGCACCTGCCCGAAGAGGTCACGCAGGCGCTCGGCTCCTCGTTCGAGGGCGTGCTGGCGCTCAACCGCATGATGGAGGCCGACGAGCCCGGCATCGCGCGCGACGGCAACCGGCAAAACGGCAGCGTGGACGAGAAGCGTCTTCGCGAAATGATGGCCGACCCGCGCTACTGGCGCGATCAGGATCCGGCGCTGGTCGAAAAAGTCCGCGCCGGTTTCGAAAAGCTCTACCCGGGTTGACATATGGCCCGGGTATGAGACCGGGCCGGTGGACCCGGTCGGCGGGGTCGAGCGCGTTTGGGGTATGCGCAGCTCCCCCGTGACTGGCGGGGGTGCCGTTCTCTCTCGGCGGCACCCCCGTCCTTAAAACCCGTGCGCCCGCCACGAACAGGCGGTCGCCGACGCCGAGGACGAGGTCGAGGCGCTTGAGGTCCGCGCCGACGAACTGGAACGCGAGATCACCGACCTCGCCAATCAGATCATGGAACTGGAACGACAGAAGCGCACTGTGCCTGCGGTAAGATACATCAGTTTTTTCGTGTGCTGACCGGCGGTCCGCTGCCGTTATCCATGAACTGTTCCGTTGGTTGTTCCTGCATCTTTATATGCAAGGACCGGTGGGGTTATTTAGCACGTTCCGGTTGAATGGCTAAATCCCTCACGCTGCCAAACACGCAGGACCGGGCGATCCGATACGCCCTCATAATTTCTGACCCTCACTTCTTAATTCATTTTTTCGCAGCGGGATAACCGGGCCGGCACAATTGTGCCGCCCGGCCCCGATGCGCGTCCCGGCAGTGCGGGCGGCGTGACGTGATGTCGCGCCACAACCCGCGCCGGCCGGTTTCTCTCAAACCTGAACTCAACTGAAATGGAGAAGGACCATGTCCACTTCCGTCGAACAATCGTTCGTCAAACATTTCCAGGCGGACGTCCATCTGGCTTACCAGCGGATGGGCTCGAAGCTTCGGAACACCGTTCGCACCAAGAACGACATCAAAGGGTCGTCGACCACCTTCCAGAAGATCGGCAAGGGGACGGCGTCGACCAAGGCACGTCACGGCAAGGTGCCGGTGATGAACGTCGATCACGAACCGGTGGAGTGCACGCTCTACGACTACTACGCCGGTGACTGGGTCGACAGCCTGGACGAACTGAAGACCGCGCACGACGAGCGCGGTGTGATCGCGCGTGCGGGTGCCTATGCGCTCGGCCGCAAGACCGACGAGCTTGTCATCGAGCAACTCGACACCTCGACCAACTATGCCGGTGACGGCTCCGACGGCATGACCAAGGCCAAGGTGCTGACCGCGTTCGAAATGCTCGGCGGTGCCGACGTGCCGGACGACGGTGAGCGCTACGCCATCGTCGGCTGGAAACAGTGGTCGGACCTGCTCGGCATCGACGAGTTCGCCAAGGCGGACTACATCGGCGATGACGACCTGCCGTGGAAGGGGACCCAGGCCAAGCGCTGGCTGGGTACACTTTGGATGCCGCATTCGGGTCTGACCAAGACGTCGAGCGTGCGGTACTGCTACTGGTACCACAAGACCGCCGTCGGCCACGCCGTCGGTTCCGAAGTGAAGACCGACATCACGTGGCACGGTGACCGCGCCGCGCACTTCATCAACAACTCGATGAGCCAGGGCTCGGTGCTGGTCGATACGGCCGGCGTCGTCTCGCTGCGCTGCCTCGAATCCTGATCATCAGCAACAGAAAGGAGATCGATCATGGCCTTCAAATCGAAGGACCTGAGCGTGCTGGCCTATGCCAACGGATTCACGCTCTGGCACTACACGACGGTTGATGCCGCCGCGGCTGTCGATACGGCAGGCTACTTCAACGACGCGTCGGACATGCTCCGCGTCGGTGACATGCTGTTCGCCAACGTCGATACCGACGGCACGCCGGCGGGGGGCATTTTCTATGTGAATGCCAACGCGTCCGGCACCGTCGACGTCGCCGACATGACGCAGATCGGCGGTAGCGATACCGACTGATCCTGCGTGACCGAGGACACCCGTACGGGTGGGAAAGGGGCCGCTGCAGAAGGCGGCCCTTTTCCGTTTCAAAGACAGGAGATCAAGGAAACGAAGAACATACGTTTACGCGGTGTCATCGACCGCGCCGCGCGCGTCGATGAAAACGACACGCTGCAGACCAAGACCGCGCTGGGCGAACAGGGATACTACAGGACGCCCGGCTATGGGATGACGTCGTACCCGGACGAACCGATGTTCGACGGGATCATGAAATACCAGCGAGACAACAAGCTTCGCGTGGATGGTGTCATGAAGCCGGGCGGCGAGACGGAGGGTTCACTCAACCAAAGGCTTGCCGCAAGAAGTCATGGGTTCAAATGCACACGATGTGGTGTAATTCATGGCGGCGTATATTCACCAACAATCTGTCATAAATGCTATGAGAAAGAGTTTATGTAACTGGAAACCAGGTCTTGCTAGTCCGCCTGGTAATTTTTCTCGGCCAGAAAATGGGCAATGAATGTTTCGACGTCTTCTGCATCATACCCGAGCAACCAACCAATACGACGCTCGTCATCAGGATTGAATCGATACGCGCCACTAGCAATTCGGACTTCAAAGGAATGTAGTTCTTGAATTCGCCACTCCTCTCCCGGCAGTGAATAGTAGAGGTGTCGAAATACATAATCAGATTTTACATGCGTAATGTACTCGACTCGCTTGATGATGTGTCCTTCCTCGACGAACGGCTCGAAGTCCGCTTCCGGCAATTCTATGGAGGGCGGCACGACATCGTAGAACATCGCCAGCGGCTTGGTGCCGGCCAGCATCAGTTCGAGTTCCCGAAACTCATGCGGGCCGATACCTGGCGGAGAGTCTGACCACGGCTCATTCAGGTAATAGGACGATTTCTTCTCGAAGGTCATGGGCGGATCCTATCGCGATGTGATGCAACTCGTCTCGGACGTTATGCAAGGACCGGACAGATAATTCGACACGACATCAGGGCTACGCCGAAAAACCGGTGTGGCCCTTCCATATGTATCAACCAAAGGAGACACGACATGTTCTATCCGCTGAAACCGGCCGGCCGCGTCGACCGCGCCGCACAGATTTATGAAGACGATACTTTGCAGACCAAGGCGGCGCTTTTGAGGCGTGTCGGCCTGAGCTCGTCAATGACAATTTAAGCAAAAGCATCTGACGCCTTAACGGGCACACAATGAGCCGCCGCCAGCATCCCGCCGGCGGCTTTTTTATTTTCAAAACCGAAGAAGGAGTAAACCGATGTCCGATGTGACAGCGAACGACGGTGCGCGCCGCGATCGTGAAATCGATGTGCTGGCGCGCACGATTTATGGCGAGGCCAGGGGCGAGCCGGTACGCGGCAAGGAGGCCGTCGCGTGCGTGATCCTCAACCGGGTACGACGCGCGAAACGCCGTGGTGGGTACTGGTGGGGCAACGATCTGATCGAGGTCTGCCACAAGCCGTGGCAGTTCTCGTGCTGGAACGAAGACGATCCGAATCTGGAAAAGCTGCTGAAAGTCGACGGCGGCAACAGTGTCTTCAGGACCTGCAAGCGGGTGGCCCGCCGCGCACTGGGCGGTGCGCTGAAGGATCCGACCGACGGTGCCACGCACTATCACGCCACCGGTGTCGAGCCGCCCTGGGCCAAGGGCCGGGCCGGCTGTGCCGCCATCGGCAGGCACATTTTCTACAACAACGTCGAGTAGGGCATCCGTTCCACCGGATCCATGAAAGGAGATCATTGATGACCGATCAGAGTCAGATTGGCGATGTCGCACCGCGCATCCGCTACACGGCCGACGGTGCGACGGCCCTTTTCAGCTATCCGTTCGTGATTTTCGCAACGCCGGACCTGGAAGTTTATGTGGATGACGTCCTGCTATCGGAAGGCAGCGATTATGCTGTGTCGGGTGCCGGCGTCCGTGCCGGCGGGATCGTTGCTTTCACATCTCCGCCTGCCGCCGGTGCCGCCGTGACTTTGGTGCGCAGGCTGACCATTCAGCGGACGGCGGACTTTGCCGCGTCCGGCGATTTCAAGGCCAGTGTCATCAATGCCGAACTGGATTTCCAGGCGGCGGCCATGCAGCAGGTAAACGACGACCTTGTGCGCTCGCTGCGGACGACGAAAACGGACGCGGCGGTCTCGCTGGTTTTGCCGGATGCGGAAACGCGCGCCCTGAAAACCTTGATCTTCGGCGATATCGGGCATGTCACGGCTCAGACCGTGATCGATGCTTCCGGTGAGCTTGCGGTATCCGGAGCTGTACCGATGGCCGACAGCGGCAGCGGGAACGCCGGCAGTGCCTCGGACGTCAGCGCCGCCGATCATGCGCATCCG